TAAATGGACTGGATTTGGTGTTAGATGTATGGCTAATATAACTACTGATGTATCGGGTGATACAATTGTTACAGACTGTTCAAAAATACCAGGATATTGTGGACAGGGGTATGAATGGGGTTGGTATATGGAAGAATGTCAATGTTATCAACCACTATATGCACTATCAGAACCAGTTAAAACTTATGAAGATTGTGAACATTTAATGTCTATTGTTCCAAGTGGAAAATTTTGTAAACCACCACATGGTGATTGTGAAACTTGTAATTCATTTACACAACAATCAGGATTAAATACCCCAGTTGTGAGTGATAGAGTTGTTGGCCATAAAAGTAAACTACCACCACAACAACGAACTGCTTCAAAATCACAACAACGAACTGCTCCTAAAAGACAACAAGGTGGTTCTGTAGGTCAACAACCATGTCCATCAGGAAAATCTCTATCAGCAGATGGTAGTTGTATTGATGGATAAAATTTTTATTATATTCTCTTAAATTTAACTATTTATTATTGAATAGGAGAATAATAAAATGGCAGTAAAACCAATAACAGATAGACAATTAGTTGATAAAACAACTGTAAATAGAGAAACACAAACATCACAACGAAATATGAATGTTCGTGGTGGGAATGATTCTAAATCAGTTGTTCCTGGTATAGATTTAAGTAAACAATATTCAATTACACTTAAAGATGTTGATACGTCAATTATGTCTTATATCAAAAATGTTATACGACCAACAGTTCAAGAAGCAAATGAACAAGTTAAAGTTACTGTAATGTATGGTAATGAAGAACGATGGAAATCTGTTAGAAAAAGAGGTGTAATGAGAGATAAAAATGGTTCTCTTATTCTTCCTTTGATTATGTTGAAAAGAACAGATGTAACAAAAAATGAAGAACTTCCACATTATGAACATGATATTAGACGAGAACATACAGAAGTGGTACGGGCAAACGGATGGTCAAAGGATAATAGATATACAAGGTTTGATGTTAGTATTGGTAATACTCCTGTCTATGAAAATTTAGTTACAACTATTCCAAACTATGTAAATATTACATATGAATTTGTATTATGGACAAACTTTATAGAACAGATGAACCCATTGGTAGAAACATTTATGGAACATGATAAAACATATTGGGGTGATAAAGATACTTATAGGTTTATTTCAACATTAGATTCTATAACCGACGCATCAGAAGTGGTACAAGATAGAGAAAGATTTATTAAATCAACATTTTCAGTTACAACAAAAGCATACTTACTACCAGAAGAAACAAATTCAATAGTAATGGGTAAAATGAGTCAAGTACAGAAAAGACTTTCACCTATGAAAGTTGTTTTTGGTATGGAGGGTGATGCAACACAAGAACAATTAAACAGATAATATAAAAAAATAAGAGGTTATTAAATATGTCAAATAAAATAAAGTTTACAGAAGATGAAATGCAACAAATAAATAGCTTACAACAATCTTATGTAAATTTACAAAATGCATTGGGTCAATTAAGTGTAAATCGTATTAGATTAGAACAACAATTAAATGAGTTAGATACAACAGAAGATAACATTAAATCTCAATTTGTTAAAACTCAAACGGATGAAAGAAATTTTGTTGACCAAATAAATAAAAAATATGGTGACGGCAACCTAGATTTGACCACAGGTGAATTTACACCAAAACCAATTGAAGAAAATACAGATAAAACTTTATAAACTCTAAATTTATTTATTGTTTGAGTTTTTTTTCATATACTTATATATGAATGGTGTTTTGTGCGTAAAACATTAAATTTTTAGAATAAATATTAGGAGAAATTAAATGGCAGAGAAAATCTTATCCCCAGGCGTATTCACAGATGAAATAGATGCGTCATTCTTACCAGCAGCGGTTGGAGAAATAGGAGCAGCGATTGTAGGACCAACAGTTAAGGGTCCAGCATTAGTTCCAACGGTAGTTTCATCTTATCAAGAATTTCAAGCAAAGTTTGGTGATAGTTTTAAGAGTGGTAGTAATTCATACCAGTATTTAACATCAGTAGCAGCTCATAATTATCTAAAACATTCTGGTAAATTAACAGTTGTTAGAATATTAGATGGTTCTTTTGATGGTGCTAGTGCTACTATTCCAACTGGTAGTGGAAATCAACATACTGGTTCAAGTTCTCCAGGAGTTGATCATGGTACAACTTCATTTACTCTTAATACTATTGATGACGGTACTAATATGAATAATTCAAGTTCATTAGGTCAAACAAATAATATATTGTTAAGTGGTTCAAATGATAATATAAGATGGGAAGTTCCAAGTACTAATCCAAATAAAGGTACATTTTCTTTATTGATAAGAAGAGGTAATGATACAATTAAACAGAAACAAGTATTGGAAACTTGGAATAATCTATCATTAGATCCAAATGCAAGTAACTATATTGGTAAAGTTATTGGAGATTCAAAAGCCAATATAAATAATAATGATGCAACTGATCCATTTATAACTTATAGTGGTTCTTATGCAAATAAATCAAAATATATATATGTATCTGCTGTAAAAGATACAGTTGATTATTTAGATGAAAATGGAAATATACGATTAAATGCAGCATCTGCTTCACTTCCAGGTTTAGGTAGTGGTTCATTTGATGGTTCATTTAGTGGTGGTTCTAATGGAGCGGCTGGATTTGATTCACTTGGTAATGTTTCAGGTACTTATACAGGTCAATATCTTTTTTATGATTCTATAAGTGCCACAAATTCACAAGGATATGAGTTAGACACTACAACAAGTGCTAAAGGTGGTAGTTCTTATATTGAAGCGTTAAATCTATTAAATAATGCTGATGAATATGATATAAATCTTATTCTTATTCCTGGTATAATTGATAATTTAGCCAATGCACATACTGGTATTATAACAAAAGCAATTGATGTTTGTGAAAATAGAGGTGATGCATTTCTTATTTATGATGCAGTGGATTATAGTATAACAAGTGTAGCTACTGTTACTACTCAAGCAGCTACGAGAGATAGTAACTACGCAGCAACTTATTGGCCATGGGTACAAGTAAGTGATAGTCAAACAGGTGCGTTTAGATGGATACCACCATCTGCAATTATGGCTGGAATTTATGCATTTAACGATAAAGTTTCAGCTCCCTGGTTCGCCCCCGCTGGATTAAATCGTGGTGGTTTAGATACTGCAATTCAAGCTGCGAGAAAATTAACTCATGGAAATAGAGATGATTTGTATGAAAGTAATGTTAATCCAATCGCCACTTTCCCAGGTGAAGGTGTTGTAGCGTGGGGTCAAAAAACATTACAGAAAAAATCATCAGCACTTGATAGAGTTAATGTAAGAAGATTACTTATTAAAGTTAAGAAGTTTTTAGCTGCTTCATCTCGTTTCTTAGTATTTGAACAGAATACAGCTAAAACAAGAGGTGCATTCCTAGCTATAGCAAATCCATATCTTGAAGATATAAGGTTGAAATCTGGATTGAATGAGTTTAAAGTAATAATGGACACTTCAAATAATACTCCAGATATTGTAGATAGAAATATTCTTTATGGACAAATATTCCTACAACCTACAAAGACTGCTGAGTTTATTGTTCTTGACTTTACAGTACAACCAACTGGAGCATCATTTCCAGAATAGTAAAAAATAGTTAAGAGGGATCATTAACTTGGTCCCTCTACTTTTAAATAGGAGAAATTAAATGGCGGAAAAAATTATATCCCCAGGCGTATTCACAAAAGAAATTGATGCTTCGTTTTTACCAACTGCAATTGGTGATATTGGAGCAGTAATAATTGGTCCAACTCCAAAGGGGCCAGCCTTAACACCGACAGTAGTAACATCTTATCAAGAATTTCAAGCAAAGTTTGGTGATAGTTTTAAGAGTGGTTCAAATTATTATCAGTATTTAACATCACATACCGCAAAAAATTATTTAAATCATAGTAGTCCACTGACTGTTGTTAGAATTATGGGTAGTGGTTATAGTAGTGCAAATGCTACAATTTCATCATCAATTGACCCAGCGGTTGTTGGTGGTGGTACACAAGCTACTGGTAGTTTTACGGTAGTAGCTGGAGAATTTGGTGGAGGGACTGGTACACAGGAATCAATGAGTATAGGCGGTGTTAATTTTATTTACACAGGTAGTGGTGCTTCTTATACCAATTCTTCTACAAATATTTATGTTGTTTCTTCATCTGATGTTGCTACAACAGCCGCTGAATTTAGAGAAGTGATAAATAATAGTTCTTCATTACATAGTTTATCTATATCAGCTAGTTCAAACACGGGTGTGGTTGGTTTAACTTCAAGTTTGGCAGGAAGAGTACATGGATTAGATGGATTACAATTGGTTGGGGGTTCTCAAATTAGTGGAACATTAAATCTTGTATCTTCATCCGTTGGTAGTGATCCATATACATCTATAAATCAATTACAAGGTGGTTCGGAATATAGTGATACATATAAAACACCATTTAAGTTACATACATTATCAGATGGTAATATATTAAATAATTCAGCGAGTGCTGGAACTAATAATTTATTGACTGACGGTAGTGATAATAATATAAGATGGGAGATTGGAAGTCTTAATCAGAAAAAGGGTACATTTACAGTATTAGTTAGACGTGGAGATGATACAGAGAAAAAGAAACAAATATTAGAAACTTGGAATAATTGTTCATTAGATCCAAATGCGAGTAACTATATTGGTAAAGTTATTGGTGATCAAACTATAACATTAGGTGGAACAACAGCTGATCCATTTTTAGAATGGAGTGGTGATTATTCAAATAAATCTAAATATATTCGTGTTGAAGTTTTAGAAAATACTTTTGATTATTTGGACGAAAATGGTAATGTGAGAGTTCCAGCTGCTTCGGCTTCTTTACCATCATATCATAGTGGTTCAAATAGTGGTTCTGCGTGGGGTTCATTTAGTGGTGGATCCGATGGCACAGTATCACATCCAATCAATTTTAATGATAATATAGGACAACAAACACAGGGCCTTGATTTAAATGATAGTACTCAAGTTGATCAATATACAAAGGCATTGAATTTATTATCAAATACCGATGAATATGATTTTAATTTATTATTGATTCCAGGTATAATACGAAATCAAACAGGTCATACTGCAATAGTAACAAAAGCAATAGATATTTGTGAAAGTAGAGGTGATGCGTTTACAATTGTAGATTCAGTTGGATACTCCACAAATGCAATTGGAACGGTAACAGATGAAGCTAAATCAATGGATAGTAACTACGCAGCAACTTATTGGCCATGGGTACAGGTTAATGACCCACAAACTGGTAAAAATGTGTGGACACCACCTTCAGTTGTAATGGCTGGAATTTATGCTTATAACGATAAGATTGGTGCTCCCTGGTTCGCACCTGCTGGTTTGAATAGAGGTGTAATTACTACTGCGATACAAGCGAAACGAAAATTAACACAAGGTAATAGAGATGATTTGTATGAAAGTAATGTTAATCCAATAGCAACATTTCCAGGTGAAGGTGTTACGGTATGGGGACAAAAAACACTTCAAAAGAAATCATCTGCGTTAGATAGAGTTAATGTGAGACGATTGTTGATTAAAGTTAAGAAATTTTTATCAGCATCTTCAAGGTTTCTTGTATTTGAACAGAATACTGCAAAGACACGGGGTGATTTTTTAGCTATAGCAAATCCATATCTTGAAGATATAAGGTTGAAATCTGGATTGAATGAGTTTAAAGTAATAATGGACACTTCAAATAATACTCCAGATATTGTAGATAGAAACATCTTATATGGTCAGATATTTATTCAACCTACAAAGACTGCTGAGTTTATTGTTCTTGACTTTACAGTACAACCAACTGGAGCATCATTTCCAGAATAGTAAGAGTTAAATGATATAAAAACTATGGGGTTTATTGAAATATAAATCCCATTTTTTTTATATTTTAGATATTTATATATGAAAATATGTGTTATTAAAACACTAAATTATTTAGGAGAAAAACAATGGCAGATTTAGTTGAAAATGTAAATTTTATACCATTTGAACCGAAATTATCAAATAGATATGTCTTTTCTATTGCAGGAGCGGCCGCAGGATTAGATGCATATTTAATTAAGGCAGCCGCGAGACCAAAACTTGATTTTGAAGAAGTTCAACTTGATCAAATGAATTTAGTAAGATATGTAAAGGGTAAAGGTACTTGGGGCGAAATAGCGATAACTTTATATGATCCAATTGTTCCATCAGCAGCACAGGCAGTAATGGAATGGGTAAAATTATCACACGAAGCTACAACTGGTAGAGAAGGATATGCTGTAAATTATAAAAAAGAATGTAAAATTCAAGTATTGGGACCAGTTGGTGATATAGTAGAAGAATGGATATTAACTGGATGTTGGATTAAAGCTACTGATTTTGGTGAATTAAAATTTGATGGTGCAGAACCAGTTGAGATTTCATTAACATTACGATATGATTATGCTACTTTAACATTTTAATCAATAACAATAAAATCTAATTAAAAACCTTTAACAAAAGTTGAAGGTTTTTTTCTTTTAGTATATATTTATATATGAAAATGTTATGTAAATTTATAAAGAGGTTATCAAACATGCCAGAAAAAACTCAATTAACTACATTTAATGAGATTATAGAAGTAGTATTAGAACATGAAGGTGGATATGTAAATGATCCAAATGATTTGGGTGGTGAAACTAACTATGGTATAACCAAAAGATTTTATCCAGATGTTGATATAAAAAATCTAACAAAAGAACAAGCAAAAACAATATATCATACAGATTATTGGAGAAGAGCTAAATGTGATGAAGTTCCACCACATTTAAGACATATCTATTTTGATATGTGTGTAAATTTTGGACAGGGTGGAGCAGTAAAAGTTTTACAAAGAGCAGCAAATGCTAAAAACAGAGAAAAAATTGAAGTGGATGGTGGAATGGGTCCGGCAACACTTAAAGCAATTCAGAACCTTGAACTTGAAAGAGTACGAGCCTATCGAGTATTAAGGTTTGCAAACTTAGTAATTAAAAAACCCGAACAAGAACGATTCTGGTTCGGATGGTATCGAAGAGCAACGGAGGTATAGTAATGTCAGAACAAAAACAAGAGTTTAA